ATTACAACCAAGGAGCGGTTTCCCCTGTTGATCAGGGCGTTGGCTCTTTAAGTTACTTCGGGATTCCGCCGTCACAAATTCAATCGGTACTGAGTGGATTCTGATGTTAGAAGCGTTGATTGGTCCTGTTACGGGCTTGTTAGATAAGTTTATCCCTGACGCGGATGAGAGAGCGAGATTGGCGCATGAAATTGCAACGATGTCGGAGCGCCATGCTCAAGAACTTGCCAAAGGCCAAATTGAAATTAATAAAGCTGAAGCGGCGCACAAAAGCATGTTTGTCGCGGGCTGGCGACCATTTGTTGGTTGGACTTGCGGGGTTGCTTTGGCTTGGCACTTTGTGGGTCAGCCTCTTGCTGTATTTGTCATTACTTATTCTGGTGTTGAGGCCCCTCCACTTCCTGTATTTGAAATGGAAAGCTTACTTACAGTATTGCTCGGAATGCTCGGTCTTGGTGGTCTACGAACCTTTGAGAAAACCAAAGGCGTTTCCAGAGAAAAATGATTACTCCTGAAACATTGGATCGTTGGCGTTTGTTGCCGCGTTTTTTGATGTTTACCATGATTGTCATGACGTACCGCGTTGTAGAGTGGTTTATGGATCTCCCTAATCCAAGCTTAGAACAAGCGGGGCTTGTATCTGTCATGACGGGCGCTTTAACCGGCGCTTTTGGTTTGTTTTTAGGGTCGGGCAAAAAAGAGTGACATATCAATACTTTTCTAAGGAAGAGTTTGCTTGTTCAGAAACCGGAGAAAACAATATTTCTCATGAGTTTCTGCTAGAGCTAGACAAGCTTCGCGATGCTTGTGGCTTTCCTTTCTATATTACCTCGGGGTATCGCTCCCCTGATCACAGCCTTGAAGGTGTAAAAGTCAAGCCCGGAACCCATGCAGAAGGGATAGCGGCGGACATCTACGTTAAAGACGGCATTGAGCGGCGAAAAATTGTAGAAGAGGCGATAAAACTGGGTTTTGGTGGAATCGGAGTGGCAAAAACGTTTGTTCACGTCGATATACGCGCCACCGGCCCCGTAATGTGGACATATTAGTTGCTCCTTTAAGAATGGCGTGTTATATAGATACGACATTCTAAGATGGAGCGCATGTGGATTCTTTATATTTAGCTCAATTTATTCAAAGAGCCGTAAAAGATCGCCGCACTCAAATTTTAGAGTTGTTAGAAAACAACCACGTTAAGTCGATGGAACAGTATCAGAACTTGATGGGTGAAATATCGGCTTTGAATTTTATTGCACAGGAACTCTCGGGCCTGCTAGAAAAACAGGAGCAACTAAATGACTGATCTAGCTGAAAATATTGACCTAGACGCCGCCGCAGAAGGCGTCAAATCTCTTTACAAAGCGCCAAAGCCCAAGGTACTCGACCCCGAGGCCATGGATAAAAGTCTTTTGGAAAGAATGCCCCAGCCTACTGGTTGGAGAATGTTGATTCTGCCTTATCGTGGTAAAGAAACCACGGATGGTGGAATATACCTTCCTACTCAAGTCCTTAATGACACCCAAATACAAACGGTTGTGGGTTATGTCGTTAAGCAAGGACCTCTTTGTTACAAAGACACTGACAAATTCCCCGATGGCCCGTGGTGTACTGAAAAGCAGTGGGTAATCTTTGCTCGGTATGCGGGTTCACGTTTCCGTATAAGTGGCGGGGAATGCAGGATTTTGAATGATGACGAAATCCTAGCGGTTATTGACGATCCCGAAGACATTCTTAGCCTGTAAGGAGGTATAGCCATGGCCAATGCGGCAGAAGATACTCAGTATGAGTTAGACGTGGGGGATGCTGAAGAAACGGAAGTTGAAGTTGAGCAACCCGAAGATGTTCCACGTGGAACACAACAACCAGAAGTAGAGGTCGCGGAAGAAGCTCCTGCCAAGGAAGAGGCGGAAATGGAGCAGTACAGCGAGTCTGTGCAGAAGCGAATTAATCGCTTGACCAAGAAAATGCGGGATGCCGAGCGCGAGCGTGAAGAGGCATTGAAATACGCTCAAAACGTGCAATCGGAGGCTGAAAAGATCCGTCAGCGCATGGAAACTTTAGATCAAGGTTTCATGAACGAATATGGTCAGCGAATCTCTATTCAGCAACAGCAGGCAGAAGCCAATCTCAAGCGAGCAGTAGAGCTTGGTGACGCGGACGCTACGGTTACGGCTCAGAAAGAGTTGACTAATCTCACTATTGCCGCAGATGGTTATGCAAGGGCACAGCGTCAAGCAGAGGCTCGCGCGCAACAACCCCAGCAACCAATTGCACAGCAACCTGTTCCGCAGGCCGCTCCGCAACAACAGCGGCCTGATCCAAAAGCCGAGCAGTGGGCCGAGAAAAACTCTTGGTTTGGCCAAGATGAAGCCATGACGTTTGCCGCATTTGGTATTCATAAAAAACTTATTGAGGATGAAGGATTTGATCCTCAAGGCGATGACTACTATAATGAGCTTGACTCTAGAATTAAGCGGGAATTCCCGCATAAGTTTGGAGAAGAGCAATCGCCCAGCCGCAAACCCGCTCAGAATGTGGCTGGAGTGTCACGCTCCACATCATCTGGGCGCAGTAAAAGGGTCAAACTCTCCCCGACCCAAGTAGCGATTGCTAAAAAACTGGGAGTGCCGCTTGAAGAATACGCGAAATACGTAAAGGAGTAAGACCATGTCCACAGAGAAGAAAGGCTTTGAGGGCATTAATCGCTCCTCACGTGAAACAGCGTCAAGGGAGAAGCAGGGACGGCGTAAGCCTTGGACTCCCCCGTCTATGTTAGACGCACCGCCCGCACCAGAGGGCTTTAGACATCGTTGGATACGCGCCGAAGTAAGGGGTTTTGACGACACCAAGAATATTTCGGCAAGACTGCGAGAAGGCTATGAGCTTGTTCGTCAAGATGAGTATCCAGAGTTTGAAGCTCCGGTAATTGATTCGGGAAAATATGAAGGTGTGTTTGGTGTCGGCGGATTGATGCTCGCCCGCATACCGGTGGAAACAGTTCAGGAACGCGCTGAGTATTTTGCTCAACGTAACGCGGACCAGATCGAAGCTGTTGAAAGCGATATGTTGCGAGAAAACGCTCATCCAACGATGGCAATCGGAAAACCCGAGCGCCAGAGTCGTGTAACTTTCGGCGGCCCCAAAAAATAGGGCCGCACAGAACGGAGAAACTAAACAATGGCAAATCAAGAAACTGCCTTTGGTCTTCGTCCTGTTGGTCTTGTAGGAAGCGGTGCTAACAGTACCGGTGTTACTGAGTATGAAATTGCCAGTAACAACACTGATGTCATCTATAATGGTGAGATTGTTGTTCCTCTAGCCGCAGGCGTAATTGGCCAAGCTGGAGACACTGCGGGCGGCACTACGCAAGCCCTCGGTGTACTTGTCGGGGTTCAATACCACGATTCTACCCAGAAGAAGCCTGTATGGCTCAACTACTGGCCCGGATCAGGTAGCGTGTCAGTAGACACTAACTACCCGGTAAAAGCTCTTGTAGCTGACAACCCCAATCAACTGTTCGTCGTAGCGGCGGATGCAACCCTCACCAACCGAGCTACTGCACTGGCAACTGTGTTTGCCAACGCTAGCCTTGGCACTTCTGCACGTAGCGGTTCTACCGATACGGGCAAGTCAAGCGCCCAGCTTAGTGTTAGCAGTGTTGCCGTTACTGCAACTCTGCCACTTCGCATTGTAGGTCTGGTTGATGATGACGCGAATAACGATTACGCGTCAGCGGGAGCGCACCTGCTTGTTAGGCTGAACGCTCACTTTAACGCAGGCAGTCGTCGGTTTGATTCTCAAACCACTGCTGACTCAACTGGTATTTAAGGGGGATTTAAGTAATGGCTATTTCTCGCGCACAGTTGGCGAAGGAACTTGAGCCGGGGCTTAACGCTCTCTTTGGACTTGAGTACGACCGCTACGAACAGGAACACGCTGAAATCTTCGACGAAGAATCTTCAGATCGTGCCTTTGAAGAAGAAGTAATGCTCTCTGGCTTCGGCACTGCGCCGGTTAAGTCAGAAGGTGGTGCTATTTCGTTTGATGACGCGCAGGAGACTTTCACTGCTCGTTATACTCACGAAACCATTGCACTGGCGTTTTCAATCACCGAAGAGGCGATTGAAGACAACTTGTATGACCGCCTTGCGTCTCGTTACACTAAGGCGCTGGCACGATCCATGTCCCAGACCAAGCAGATTAAGGCCGCTTCAATTCTGAACAACGCCTTTAGCACCGGTTCTCCTGTTGGAGATGGTGCCGCTCTCTGTTCGTCTGCCCACCCTTCTCTGTCTGGTAACCAGCGTAACCAATTGTCAGTCGCCGCAGACCTCAATGAGACTTCTCTTGAGCAAATGCTGATTGACATCGCTAGCTTCACAGATGAGCGTGGTCTGAAGATCGCGGTACGTGGTATGAAGATGATTATCCCGAAAGAACTGCAATTTATTGCAGAGCGGGTGATCAACTCTAATCTGCGTCCGGGGACTGCGGACAATGACCTCAACGCAACCAAGTCTATGGGTATGCTCCCAGATGGCGCGGTAGTTAACCATTTCTTGACCGACACAGATGCGTTCTTCATCAAGACTGACGCACCTAACGGCTTCAAGATGTTTAACCGAAGCCCCATCAAGACTGCAATGGAAGGCGACTTCGACACTGGCAACATGCGCTTCAAGGCGCGTGAGCGTTACAGTTTCGGCGTTTCCGATTGGCGTTGCGTGTTTGGCTCTCCCGGAGCCTAATAGATCTTCGGATCTTACAAGGGCGGCATTTGCCGCCCTTTCTTTTTCCGTATAAAATACAGGTATCCTGACATTCGCATGGGGCGAATGACATTTGCCACGACAGGAGACTTCCATGGCTAACACCACTTTCAACGGTCCCGTTCGTTCTGAAAACGGCTTTAAAGACATCTCCAAAAACGCTAGCACAGGTGCGGTAACTGAAAACATTTCAATTACTCACGACGGCACTAACAGCGTTGTAATTATCAAGGACCTTCCAACATCGGACCCCTCTGTTGCCGGTCAAATTTGGAGCAACTCTGGCGTTCTAACCGTATCGGCGGGTTAATGTATGGCTAATTCAGACGTAAAAGCAAAACGTCTGACCGGGACAGGCTCCGCTGGTGTGGGGCCTGCGCGTATTCGCCAGATTCAAGTCTTGACCACCACGGGTACTCCACGTTTGACCGTCACGGATGGCAACGGCGGCAGTACCGTGTTGGATCTTGATTTTGTTGCAAGCAAAACGCACTCGGTCAACATCCCCGACGAGGGGATAAAAGTTTCTGATATTTATATTAGTGTTTTGACAAATATTACTGCGCTAACTGTTTTCTACAGTTAAGGGTTTTTTATGGCTCGGGAAGTTTCTTCAATTAGTCGAATAGGCACTAGCGAGCCATTTGAGCTACAGGTAGCGCGTGGCCAGATTGCTTATCATGAGTCTGTTTACAAGTTTGGCAACAATCCAGCAGTTGCGAACTCCGTAGAGACCGTTTGGTCGGAGGGCGGGCTGTATTCATACCTGTCTGCGGCGACTGTGTTGAAGGTTTCCAGTAGCTCCACCAATGACGCTTCGGCGGGCACGGGGGCCAGAACCGTTGAGTTGTTTGGACTTGATGGCGATTACAACGAAATATCAGAGACTGTCACCCTAAATGGGCAGACGGCGGTCAACACCACGCAGTCTTATCTTCGGATAAACCGGATGATTGTCCGGTCTGCGGGGTCTGGAGGGGCAAACGCAGGGGTCATCTATGCGGGCACCGGCACTGTCACCACGGGCGTTCCTGCTAACAAGTACGCCACAATCGCTGTTGGCGACAACCAAACATTAATGGGGCTATGGACTGTACCGGCGGGCTATACAGCCTATTTGTTGCAGTATGATGTCTCTAACGGAACAACATCAAACACGCCCGCAGTATGTAAGCTATCGCTAGTTGCAAGGCCGCATGGCGAGGTATTTCAGGTCAAGGATGTGAAATCGCTCACCACGGGGATGCACATCGAAAACGGGCTTGTTATCCCAATTAAATTCACGGAAAAGACAGATTTTGAGGCGCGGGCGATTTCTTCCTCAAACAGCGTGTCTTTTGATATATCCTCCGCTTTTGAGATTATCTACATCAAAAACGGCGATGAGTTAGCGTAATGGCTACCACCAAAGACGTAAAAAGGCTTCCTTCCGGTCGTTTGCAATATCGCGGGGAAACGTTCTCTGGGTATAACAAGCCTAAGAAAACGCCCGGAAAGTCCAAGAAAAGCGCGGTTTTGGCTAAAAAAGGCAGTGAAGTAAAGCTTGTTCGTTTTGGTGATCCCAACATGTCGATCAAAAAGGACCAGCCGGGGCGCAGAAGTAATTTTAGGGCGCGACATAATTGCGATACCGCAAAAGACAGGTTTTCTGCTAGATATTGGTCTTGCAAGGCGTGGTAGACATGAGGGTAGAAGAAGTTTTATCTCGATTGGAAAAGCACGAAGCGGAATGCAATTTGCGTTATAAGCGTATTGAAGAGCGGTTAGACGACCAAAAAGAAATGGTGTCAAAAAATTCTGAAGCGTTGACGCGTTTAGATATGAAGATTTGGGGCCTTGCCATATTAATTATTGTTTCGCCATTTGCGGCCAAACTTTGGAGCTAACATGGGCGGTTGCGGATCTAGGGTAAAAACCGGCCCAAAACAGGGAAAAGTCACCGTTACGTACATGCGTAAAGGGGGTGAGGCGTCCAGCAGAAGTCAAGGCAGTAAAATTTGTCCGGCGGGCAAAGCATGGGCAAAAAGCACGTTTGACACATATCCTTCTGCTTACGCCAACATGGCGGCCAGCAAATACTGTAAAGACCCCAATTATGCCAAAAAGGCAAAAGGCAAAGCCTAATGGGCGAGCTTAAAAAATGGCGGGATCAAGAGTGGGTTCGTATTGACAGTAGTGGCAACATTGCTGGCGAGTGTGGCACGTCTAAGAACAAGAAAAACCCTGATCGTTGCCTGCCTCGTTCTAAAGCTAACAGCTTGAGCAAATCGGAACGCGCCGCGACGGCCCGCAAAAAGAAAAAAGCGGGTGCTCAAGGACAACAAGTTGTTTCAAATACCAAGGCGGCCAAGGTACAAATGGCCGCTTGTGGCGGGGAAGTACGAAAAAATCACAAAGGTTGTGGTGCGGTGATGTCCAACCGCAGAAAAAAAACTAGGTATGCCTGATCATGGACGTAGAAAAAGGCGTTATGGAGGAAATCAAGGCTTGGTCTAAACAAGCTTTGGAGTCCCCTCACCCGTTTTTTAACAACCTTCCGGCTTGTCCTTATGCTCAAACTGCTTGGGCTAACGACAAAGTCGGATTTTGCTTTAGCTACACCGCCAAACGTCAGGGTTTGTACTCGGCGCTATCTCAGTTTGACGACCGCTGGGATGTGATTTGTTACGTTGAGTTTCAATATGAGCCTGATGCGGAGTCTTTTCACGACTACATTGCCTCCATTAACCATGCTATTTCTATGGGCTTTTTTATTCAAAAGGACCTGTGGGTCATGGGCTTTCACCCGGATGACGATCAAGAAGAAGCATTTGATGTGCCTTTTGAGCCAGTAGTCGATGATTTGTATGCAATAACCTTCATTCAGAGGCTGTCTAAGCTGGAAAAATCGGCGGAAATGCTGAGAGAAAAAGGGTATTATGAGAATTACCTAAAAGACCCGGAGATGGCACATCTTTGGGACGAGCGGCAAGAAACCTACAGGAGATTATGCGATGCCGGGATCAAATAGAAAGATGGCGAAAAAGAAGCAAGCACCAATCAAAAGAATGCGCGGCGGCCCTGCGATGTTGAAAAAAGGTGGTGACGCGTCAGGCAAGGCGGCGGTTCGTAGTTCTTGCCCAAGTAAAGGCCTCTAAACATGGCTGTTTCGGGTTCAACAGACTTTGAGTTAGATGTAAGCGATTACATTGAAGAGGCGTTTGAGCGGTGCGGGCTGGAAGTTCGTACTGGTTATGACCTTAAAACGGCCAAACGGTCGTTGAACCTGATGCTGGGCGATTGGGCCAACCGTGGTTTGAATCAATGGACTATTGAGCAAACTACGGTAGTTTTGACGCAAGGCACGGGAAACTACGCCCTTGGTTCCTCGACAATTGACGTTTTAAACGCTGTGGTGCGCCGCAGTAGCACCGATTATGCACTGGAGCGGATCAGTCGTAGTGACTTCATCAATATTCCCACTAAGACGCAACAAGGTCGCCCGTCTCAGTTTTTTGTGGACAGGCAGATAGATCCTACGTTGAAACTTTGGCCAGTGCCTGAAAACAGCACTGACACGGTGATTATTGACAAGCTTGTACGGATGGACGACGCCGATACGTTTACCAACACCATGGATATTCCGTTCCGGTTTTATCCCTGTTTGGCGGCGGGACTAGCGTATTACCTTGCCATCAAACGCGCCCCTGACCGCGTACAGCTTCTCAAGGCGGTGTATGAGGAAGAGTTTGAACGGGCCGCATCAGAGGATAGGGATCGCGCTTCGTTCAATATACAGCCGTCTATGGCGTACTCAAGGCTCCTCTAATGGGGAAGTTTGCTACAGGGAAGTTTGCCTACGGCATTTCTGACCGCTCCGGATTTCGTTACAAGCTTAACGAGATGAAGCGCGAGTGGACCGGGATGCTAGTCGGTCGTGACGAATACGAGCCAAAACAGCCTCAGTTGGAGCCGCGTGTCAAGGCGGTAGATCCGCAGGCCCTTCTTAATCCACGCCCAGATCGCGTAGAGCCTTTGGATGTGCCGGTGGCGGTGCCTTTGGTAGAAGGTCCTGCGTTTAGGCCAACGGTAGGGTTTGGCATTGCTGGCGCAGTAACGGTGACAACATCATGAGCTTTACATACGGTGAATTAAAGCAGGCCATACAGGATTACGCGGAAAACGACGAAACCACGTTTGTTAACAACTTGCCTGTTTTTATTCGTAATGCGGAAGAGCGCATTTTCAAAATGGTGCAACTTACGGACTTCCGTAAGAATGCGCTGGGCAACACCACGAGTAGCATCAAATATTTAGATTGCCCGTCCGATTTTTTGGCACCGTTGTCGCTGTCTTTGGAAGTTTCCGGCGAAAAAGTCTTTATTGATTTTAAAGATGTCAACTTTTTACAAACGTATGCGCCGGATAGCTCCGTTACGGGAGCGCCTAAATATTATGCGTTGTTTGACCGTGATAACTTTATCTTAGCGCCTACGCCGGATGCCGCTTATGTGGCAGAACTGCATTATTACTACCGACCTGCCAGCTTAACTAGCTTAACGGATAGCGGCACTTCTTGGTTGAGCGAGAATGCTCCCCTTGCCATGCTTTATGGCAGTCTTTTAGAGGCTTACACCTTTATGAAAGGCGAGCCAGATATGATCGCGCTGTACACGCAACAGCTTCAGATGGCGTTGGCAGGCATGAAACAATTTGGTGAGAACAAAGAAGTTACGGATCAGTATCGCACTGGGATGCTAATAAGGCCTAAACAATGATGGTAGAAGGGGGTAAAATAAGCCCCGGAATAGTCGAAATACAGACTACCAACCATCGTGGCTTCACTCCAGAGGAGGTTGCCGAGCGATGCCTTAGCAAGCTTCTGAGCGTTTCTGATACCGCCCCGCCCGCAATTAAAGAGCAGGCGAATGCTTACAAGGATCACATGCGCGCGGTTCTTGTTTTTTATATGAAAGAGGCGGTCAAAAGCGACCGAACCACTGTGTATAACGCCTTGTGTGATGCGGGGCAAAAAGACTTAGCCGAACTTATCAGGAGACTTTGATATGGCTTTTACAGGTAACTTTATGTGTACGTCCTTTAAGCAGGAACTGCTTCAGGCCAAGCACGACTTCACTGCCAGCACAGGTCACACCTTTAAGCTGGCTATGTACGACAACAATGCAAGCTTTACGGCGGCCACGACTGACTATACCGCGACTGATGAAGTTAGCGGCACGGGCTATTCTGCTGGCGGCGGCACTTTGACTAATGTTACGCCCACCACGTCAGGAACAACGGCGCTGACTGATTTTGCCGACCTGACATTTAGCTCGTCCACGATTACTGCTCGCGGCGCGTTGATTTACAACACCACTACGGGCGGCGGTACGAGCACGACGGACACGGTTGTCGTTTTGGATTTCGGCTCTGACAAATCATCCAGTGCAGGCGATTTCACCATCGTATTCCCAACCGCTGACGCATCTAACGCTATTATTCGGATTGCATAATCATGGCTCTGGTCGTTGCTGATCGTGTAAAAGAAAACACCATTACCACAGGTACAGGCGCAGTTACGCTTGCCGGTGCGGTCACCAACTTTGTGACATTTGCTTCTGTCCTGTCTGACAGCGACACGACCTATTACGCAATTGTCGATGACACGAACAATGATTTTGAGGTTGGCCTTGGCACGTTTACTGCGAGCGGAACCACGCTCTCGCGGGACACGATTCTTGCTAGCTCAAATGGCGGGTCTGTTGTCAACTTGTCAGCAGGAACCAAGGAAGTGTTCATCAACTACCCTGCTGGAAAGTCTGTGTATCTTGACGGCTCGGGACAGTTAGTAATTGGTGGCACGGCAGTTACAGCAACAGCCGCTGAAATCAACTACCTTGACATTACCACCTTGGGAACGTCTGAGGCGAGTAAGGCGGTTACTGCCGACGCAAACGGAGATGTTGCGCTTTCAGAAGAATTGAAG